GTAGATTTATAAATACATCTAAGGAACGTCACATGAATATCAACGAAGTCATGCAACCGAGCGAGCAAGCGCTCTTTGAAGCTATCGATGCTAACAATGACACCGGTCTTCGTACCGAAGATGTTGTCAAGATCATCAAGAGCAAGAACGGTCCGTGGTCTGGGCCTTACACCCTTGAGGAATCTAAGGCTCGGTTGCGAGCGGTAGCGGAAGCTAATGGCATCTCCTTTTAAAGGTCAACCTGTAAACACAGTGGTGTTTGATTACGGACCTCTTTGGGACGAGTCATTGATTTCTGCCATCAAGGACACTCCTAATATTCTCAAGAAGATTGAGGAGTTTCAAGAAGTTAAGAGTCGGGATCCAATAACACCGTTTGGTCCAAGTGATAATCGCTTTAAATCCGAAGGGGCATACGCCCAGTATATGCCAAAAGCTAGAAAGGCCCACTTGTCTTCGGACATGTCTATAGTGTATGAACTATCCGGTAGAAAGCCTACAACAATTAAATTATACGGAGTATTCACCCATGCTCAATTGGGTACGGGCCAACCACCCAACATAAAAATTCAACAAAATATGGCGAAGCGCCTTGCAAAAGAAGACGCTGACCCTTGCGACGATGACTTGAACACCCTAATTGAATCCTGGCTTAGATAACCTACTAAGTCAGTGCATAACCTAATACGAAAATAGGTAAACTTTCGGCTTGACCTTTTCCTCATTCAGCATTATAACTAGTACATAGTTTGAAGCAACGGAACAAAGAAATGGCTCGCCCTTCTTATCAAAAAGTGATTCGCTCTTACGAAACTGCCGACGTGTTTTCTGCGGCTACTGCTGCGCAACGCATCAACGGTTCTTATATTCGGGAACTCACTGCTGAACCCCCCGAAGGTACTCAACTCAATCGTAACATCGTCAACCGCCTTTTGGCTGATACTACTCAAATTACCGAAGAGGATCGCATTGAAGGCGCCAAGGTTCGGCAGTATTATCAGGGCCTTACTTTCAAGATTCTTAAGGGAATCACGCTGAATGATTTTGAATATCAGGCTCTGACGCTCGCTAACTGTGAAACTATCGAGACTTCTCTAGGCGTCGGAGTGATCACGTCTCTTCCGTCTTGCTATCTTCGTTCTATCGCCCGCGATGAAGCCGAACGCAAGGTTCGTTACGCTAATGGTGGCTATCTTGCTGCTCCGGGCGTTAAGGTCAATGATGTTGTGCTTGAGGTTATGAAGTCCGTCTATTCTGAAAAGTACGGTGTGTATTTCATTACGTGCCTCACTCCCGACAAGCAAGCGGTGTTCTTTAGCTATCGGGAACGTCTGCTTGTTGGCAACACTATTAAGGTCAGCGGTCGGGTTAAGGCTCACCGGGACGGTTCCACCCAACTATCACACACAAAGGTTATTTAATTATGGATATGAAGTGGTATTTTATTGCAATAGCTGTGATTTTTGCTAGTATGTTTGCTGAGCAGGCATATGATTCTCACTACAAGGCTCAGTGCAGAATCGCCTATTCTAAGTATAACCACACTCCCGAAGAAATTAACAAAGTCTGCGGGAACTGAATAAGTGCCTGAGGGACCCGAGTGGTCTTTCGTAAATTGGGTCTCCCTTAAGTGGGTTGTAAATTCCCTAAGTGGACTGTCTCTCAGGCATTTATATACTATCGTGATTAGGCTCGGTAAAAACATAGAGGATTTCGGTGAGATCACGACGTGGTGCGAGGAAACCTTTGGTCCTTCACTTCCGTGGCAAGAAAATGTTGTCAACGGAATTGATGGTTCGGGCTGGCGTCTCAGCGTTGATATAGTTCCTGAAAGAATTATGTGGCTTAGTCAACCTGATCATGGATACATTGATTGGCCATGTCCGTATATAACTTTACAAACAACCAATCCTAGTTGGGAAACCTTTGCTGCGTTGAGGTGGGAATAATGTCTAGTGCTGAAAAAGAAAATGTTTTTAGAGTCTTAAAAGATGAACCATTATTGGTTACTAGTTTTTGGTGTAGGTTTGGCTGGCATCGTTGGTTGAAATGGTCAGAACCCAAAAAAGACGGCATTCACGCTGTACAAACTAGAACCTGTTCATCCTGTAATTTATGGTCTCGCAGACGTAAAGATGATTTTTAATGATTCCAAAAATTAATAGAACGGTTGTTAACTCAACGCCGAGAACATTAGATGCTAAATGGACGATGGACCCGTTGATAATACAATCAGCGGATGACCTCGATACGGAACTCTGGAAAAAACTTTCAGAAGAAGTATCCAAAGAACTCGATTGGGAAGTAGTCAAATCGTTGAGCAGCAAACATCATGTTGTCACTATAAACAATCCAAAAGCGGAAGAAATTAAGATTTGGCTTGCGCAGGCCTGTACAGAGCCCTATATAGCTAAATTTGATTACAGTGAGATTTTGTTCATTTCAGGTGAAGATGCCTCTTGGTGCATTCTTCGATGGGGATGATTTAGTTTGACAACCTCACGCTCCTAAGCTATAATACTTTTAAATCATTAAGGAATGCACATGTCGGCTTATTGGATTAAAGAACTCAACAAAAGCGAATCTCGTCTGCACAAAGAAGAGGTCCTTAAGAAGGCGTATACTGCTGCTGCAATCGGCAATAAGACCGCTAGCACTTTTATAACCCTGTTGGGTGCATGTTACGACCCATTCAGCACGTACGGAGTCAAGCAGATTCCTACCACTGACGGAATTGTCGGCGGCGAGAACCCATACGAAGATTTTATGGGACTTCTGAATCGTCTTGCTAAGCGTGAATTGTCAGGTAATGCTGCGCGAGACGCTATTCAATCAATGGCTGAACGCTTTGACAGCGATGAATGGAACACTTTTGCTGCTGCCGTTCTTCGTCGTGATGTTCGTGCGGGTATCAGCACTAGCACAATCAACAAGGTGTTTAAGGGTACTCCGTATGAAGTAGCGACTTTTGAATGTCAGTTGGCTACTAACTGTGAAGGGCGCCCCGAAATGCGCGGCATCAAGCGTCTTGAACCCAAGCTTGATGGTGTTCGTGTTCTTATGGTTGTTGACCTGGGCCCGGGTGCGATTCCTACTATCACTGTGACTTCGTACAGCCGCAATGGTAAGGTTTTTGAAAATTTCACTGGAATCGAAAATCAGATCAAAGCTAATCTTACGCCGATCATGTCTGCATTTGGTCAAAACGGAGGATGGTACAGTTTCGTGCTTGACGGTGAAGTCGTTGGTAATTCTTTTCAAGAACTTATGCGACAGGCTCGTCGTAAAACAGACGTGCAAGCAGATGACAGCGTTTTCCATGTGTTTGACATTATTCCTCTGGTAGATTTCCGCAAAAAGATTTGGTCGACCCCGCTGTCTGATCGAATTGCCCTTCTTGAGACCGTGCGCTCTACGTTTGACCGTATGCCAAATTTGGAACTGCTGCCTCATATTCAGGTTAATCTTGACACCGCAGAAGGTAAGTCTGAGCTAGAGAAGTACGCCAGTGAGATGGTCGCACTTGGGTATGAAGGTATTATGATCAAAGACCTAGATCAACCATACGTCTGTGATCGCAGCACTGCATGGATGAAGTGGAAACCTACTATTACGGTTGATCTTCAAATTGTCGGGTCCGAAGAAGGTACTGGTCGTAACGAAGGCAGGTTGGGGGCATTGATTTGCGCCGGTGTAGATAATGGTCGAGAAATCACGGTAAATGTCGGAAGTGGATACGATGACCAGCTTCGGGCTCAAATTTGGGCAGACATTACTAACACTACTGTTACTTGGGAAAAGAAGGTTAACAAGGTTTGGGTTACTATGACTGAAACTCCTAGTGGAACTCAACACATTGGTAATACGGTTGAGGTTATGGCTGATGCTGTAACTCAAAATCGAGACGGCACTTATTCGCTTCGTTTCCCTCGATTTGTTCGCTTTAGGGATGATAAATGATCGTTTCTGTGGCATGTAGACTGATTGCTCCAGTAGATTTGGGTGCAGTAAAAGCAGGTGACGAACTCATCCTATCCATGCCGCGACCATGCAGGCACCATCACATTTTACATATGGTTCATGCGCTGGGATATGACACTATCATAGAACCCAAGAATCAGGGGTTCCTCACTGATATCGGCGAGTTTGTCGATAGACGAACCGCATTTAAGATCGCAACAGAAGCTAATCAGGTTCTTCCTCGTAAGCCCGGTGGCTATAACGGGGATGAATTGTTCTCAGAGGACTTGTGGTAAGATGGGACTTTAATGACTAAGCAAACTATCGGTTATATTGTATGGTCTGAGTCTGGACCTGTTCGTAATATTCGTTCAGAAGGACAATGGTTTCAGCGAAAAGAACCTATCAAGGTCTATAAGACAGAAGCCGTAGCCAAGCGTTATGGATCTGTTGTTAAGCCTGTTTATGTGGAAGTAGAAGAGGATTGATTATGACTACATTTGGAATTATTTATGAAGAACCACCGCAACGATGTGAACAGTGTGATGTGATTGCTGAGACACGTCCAATATGGACTCAATCACGAAGAAGTTTGTTTTGACTGTGCTATGAAGGACGAGGCGGTCACTGAAATGCGCATGAAAGAATATTTGACATTAGGCGGGGACGTTGAAGATGGAAGATGAAGAAGAAGTAGACTACGTTGCTCTCCAACAAATGGTTGGCAAACGATACCAATTTGAAGATGGCGATAGCATTGAAATCGTACAAATCAAACGCAGAGAAACTGGTCCGTGGGTCACGTACCATGTTCACCAAGGACCCGGTATTCCTAGAAAGCTGCTAATGATGCTAGACGAATTTAAAGTAACATACGGACATCTGTTTGAAGAATTGCCGTAGTTACTGCATTATTTGAACTAAATACAGTATGACTTTAATTAAAAGAATTTTTAGTTTTGCAACCGTAACACTTCTAGTTGCACTTTCTCTCGGTAGTATTGCTGCCTGGTACTCCATACAGGGCCTTGTGGCAATTTTCTCTGCGGCAGCATTGCCTATCATGATTATGGGCGGATCATTAGAATTCGCTAAGGTTGTCACCACGGTTTGGCTGCATCGATATTGGCATCGTGCTAAATGGCAGATGAAACTTTATTTGGTCCCATCTGTAGTCGCCCTAGCATTTTTGACCAGCATGGGGATATATGGATATTTGGCAAAAGCACACAGCGACCAAAGCTTGGTAAGCGGAGACGTACAAGCAAAAATAGAAATATACGAACAAAAACTTCAAACATCAAAGGACACGATAGATGCTGACCGTAAAGCACTTAAACAACTCGATGAGGCAGTGGACCAAACGTTGGGTAGAACAACGGACGCGAAGGGCGCGGCAAGGGCGGTATCTTTACGTAGAAGTCAATCCGATGAGCGCAATCGTCTTGCCAACGAAATTGAAACCGAACAGGCAAACAGTGCTAAACTTAATGAGCAAATGGCCCCGATTAAGGGCGCCGCGCGCAAGGTGGAGGCGGAAGTTGGGCCTATAAAATACATCGCCGCACTGATATACGGAGACAACCCTAGTAACGATTTACTAGAGCGTGCAGTGCGATGGGTTATAATTCTAATTGTATTTGTGTTTGACCCATTAGCGCTGATGCTAGTGCTTGCAGCACAAAGCAGTTACGAGTGGCTAGAAGAAGATAATAAACAACAAGATAGCCCAAAAGTCCTAGAGGAGGCACCAGAAGATGAATCAGAATCTATACAACCAGATGATGTTGACGTGGATGTTGAATTGGGAGACGATTTACCAAAAGAACATATTCCCGATGCAATTGAACATGTTGAAGAATTGGAACCAGTTGAAGACGAACCTTCAGGAGCAGCAGAACCAATCACAGAACCAGACACTATCGAAGATGCTGAGCCAAGAATTTCCCCAGTTTTAGAGTCTGATATCAAAACTGAAAACGTGATGCTAGAAAAAAGTGAGGGCGTCTATTTAACATATGCCGGTAAATCTATTCCTAGTCATGCACTCAAAGAACTTAGAACTGACTTGTTCGCCGCTAAACCAGACGCCGAACAAGTTAATACTAACTTCGGAACGTCTTTTCCTAACTTTGCTAAAAAAGGCGATATCTTTGTTAGAGTGGATTCACTGCCAAATCGAGTCTTTAAGTTTGATAGCTTAAAGTGGATAGAGATTAATAAAGAACAAACTGACTCCTATCTATATGATAAAGAATACCTAAACTACCTTGTTACTAAAATTGAGAGGGGCGAGTACGACGTAGAATTGCTTTCTGAAAACGAGAAAGCAGAATTGGAACAATATCTACAATCTAAAAAATCATAATTTCACACACACCGTTTCAGTAAGATAAGTAAATCAGATGGTAGACACAAAATTAGATCATTGTTCCTTCTGTGGAACTCATAAAGACCAAGTAACAAAGCTTATCGTTAGTGAAGACGTAGCGATTTGTAGCGACTGTATAGACTTGTGCAATCAACTTATTGCATCTGGAAAATCCTCCTCAAGTATTAAACCTGATCAAACAGAGATTGATGCATATAGCATTAAGGAATATCTTGACCAGCATGTCATAGGTCAGGATGAAGCTAAGAAGGTTTTGTCGGTAGCGATTTCTAATCATTACAAGCGAATTAATAATCCACCTAAGGATTTAGAAATTCAAAAGGGAAACGTGCTACTGATTGGACCAACTGGTTCTGGTAAGACCCTTTTAGCTAAAACAGTAGCAAAATATCTGAACGTTCCTTTCGTGATTGCAGATGCTACTAACTTGACTGAGGCAGGGTACGTAGGCGAAGATGCCGAAACCATGATTGCAATGCTATTAGCTCTTGCAGATAACGATGTGAGCAAAGCAGAACGCGGGATAGTCTTTATTGACGAGATTGATAAAATCTCTCGCAAGAGTGAGAGTGCTAGCATTACCCGTGATGTTAGCGGAGAGGGCGTTCAACAAGCACTTTTGAAGTTGGTAGAGGGAACTAAATGCCGGGTAAGCCCGATTGGCAAACGCAAGCATCCACAAGGTGAAATGATTGAAGTGGATACCAAAAATATTCTGTTTATTGCAGGTGGAGCCTTTGTCGGAATAGAAAACATAATCAAAAGTAGAACACAGGGATCGTCTATCGGGTTCGGCCCGGTGATGAAACCAAAAAATGACGCTGTTTGTTTATCATCTGTGAGTCCTGATGATTTAACAAAGTTTGGTATGATTCCAGAGTTTATCGGAAGATTTACTACTACTATAACCTTGCAGGATCTAACTTTAGATCAACTGGTTGCAGTGTTGACTACCATCAAAAACAGCTTTATTGAGCAATATCAATATCTGTTCGAACTTGATGGAATTGAACTCTCATTTACCGAAGATGCTATCGTGAAGACTGCGCAAAATTGTATAGATTTACATACGGGTGCTAGAGGCCTACACACGGAAATAGAACGTGTGCTAATGCAACATATGTTCCACATTCATAAGTATAAGGAATGCGGTATTAAAACTATAACAATCGATGTAGATCAAATAACCAACCCTACACCACTAGTATAATACCCAAAATACTAGAATTTTTACGAATTTATAGTAGTATAAATACTATTGTAGATGCTCAATGAGGTCTACAATAATAGTCTTGCTTAATAAAGGAGATAAAACATGACTAATGAACTAACCCTTCGTGCCTTCGACATTCCATCAATTCATAAATTTGCAGTAGGTTTTGACAGCGTTTTTAATGAATTGAGTAGAGCACATTTTCTGCAATCTAATGTCAATTATCCACCATTTAATGTAGTACAACATTCTGACGATAGATTCAGCATCGAACTTGCTGTGGCCGGATTTAACGAAGGAGATATCGATGTTACTTTGGAAAAAAACGTTCTAACTATTCAAGGTAAACAAGCAGTAGAAGACAATCTAAATGGACCTGTGTATCTACATCGCGGTATTTCGGCCCGCAGTTTTACTCGTTCGTTCACTTTAGCAGAACATGTTGAGGTTGAAGGAGCTGACGTTAATAACGGCATTCTAACTATTGATCTTGAGCGCAAGGTTCCTGAGGAACAAAAACCCAAAACCATTGCGGTTTCATATAAAAAGTAATATAAATAATAGTGCTTGCAGCCGATGTGGCTGCAAGCACACTATCAAGGATTAATAAAATGGCAAATGCAGAAATCAAAAGCAAAATTAAGCCTAACGTAGCTCTTAAGGAGCCGCCACTATACAAGATTATCTACATCAATGATAATCATACTTCTATGGAATTCGTGATTAGTTCTCTCGTTGAGTACTTTAATTACAATCCAGACACTGCATCAGTCATTACTGTTGATATTCATGAGCAAGGTAGCGCGGTGGTTGCTGTTCTGCCATATGAAATCGCCGAACAGAAAGGAATTGAAGTCACGCTTGATGCCCGTGCACAAGGATATCCTCTACAAGTGAAGGTAGAAGCAGAATCAAACTAATACTGTGATTCGCTTAGCCCAATAGGGCGACTTTTTAATGTATGGATTATTAATGTAGTTGATGTTACTAACTACAGTATCAGACCCCTTATCGTAGGTGCCAAATACCCAATGTGTTACTTTGTGTTCGGTATCACTATCCAAAGAAACATTTAGTGGTATTTGGTCTTCTACGACATTGGGTCCTTCACCGAAATATAGATTTGGATTAGGTACTGCGTTAGACACTACGATTATTTTCTTAACATCTAGGTGTTTTTGCAATTTACCGATAGCTTTGTGTAGATATGTAATATCTTCGTGTCTTGCTGCTGCCGGTAAAAGATTCTCTAGTGTAAGAGCATCGCTAACGTTACTCCATCCATTTATGCCTACAATAGCAATACCGTCAATAATTACAACGTGCTGATGAAGCATACAGACTTTAGGTAGACTTTGTGAAATAGACATTAGCTCTTCGGTTCTAGAAACAATATCAATGGCTGTTTCGTATTCTAATATACCTGGAGTATAGAATACTCCTTGATAGAATCTACCCAAATGTGCTAATGTTTGAAGGACTGTCATTATGTCAGAACTGACATTACCTGCAACTATACAATAAAGGCTGGTTGCCTTACCTTCCCAATTAAAACTGTCATGGGAAGATAGATTAAGGTCACTGATTACATCAAAGCCTATGTCTTGCATGTATAATTATTTTGCAACATCTAGCTTAGGCTTACGTGGAGTGCCGGCCTTCTTCACTACGGATTCAGCTTCATTAACTACTACATTTTCGACTTGCTTAGCAGCGGCCTTAATACGAGGAGATGCCTTCTTTAAGGCTACTTCAACTACATCTTCAACCTTTTCAGCAACTTCTTGGACTTCCGGTGCATATTGTTTAACAGCCACTTCAACATTTGCAGCAACTGCCTCAGCCTGCGGCGCATATTTTTCAATAACTGCTTCTACTTTGGCTGCCTCGCTAGTAACTGTTTCGGTAACCTGTGTTATAGACTTGTTATTCTTTTTGTAATAAAAATAAACAACTGTAGCTACTGCTGCAACTACGATTATTCCTAATAGAAATACCATAAAATATTCTCCTATTTGTTGGTCTTCAAGTGTATTTATGATGACTACCATAGGACTAAACTAATAAAGAGAAAATATGACTATTACCCGTATCAAAAATCAAATGCTAGATTTAATAAATAACACTACCGATTTATGTGTATTGACCAATTCACTTAAGGTTCTTGAGCACGGCGATATTCGCAATCGAGCGTTAAATGTCCTAAAAACTAATCCTACTGCTGCTGCTTTTGCAGATCAAATAGCAAACACTATAATTAGCATTGATGTTCCGGTCATCGAGAAAAATGATTTCTTGAACAGATATCCTAAAGGTGTCTTAGATGTATCTTTACTACTAGACAAGAATCCACACACCTTTAGGGAGTTAGTTGGCTCAGGCTTTTCTGCTATCTTATACAAGGAGTTGTGTATTTCTTTGGTGTCACAGGGTGTTGGGCCCGGAGAGGTTGCTATTGCAGCTATGAATCCTACCATCCGATGGAACGGACAAGTTCCTGGTGGCGGTGATATCGTAGTCGGCGGTATCTGCGTTGAAGTTAAGACTAAGATTAAATCTGGCGGACGATGGTTAAATACACGCAAGGCTAACATGAACATGCCGGCTATAAAACATGCTATTGAAGGCCAGAGCGGGAGTTCGATACCAGATAGATTATCTATCTCCGATTGGATTTATATCTATCGACCTAAGATACCTACTACTAATTTACCTGACGTATGTAAAACAATAGCTACTGGATTATTCACTGCTACAGATACTAATGCATTTGAAACGGCATTAGTGACCGGTGACAAAGAAACTATTTTAGACGAGCTTCTACGAGCAGGATATAACAACTACAAAACCCTATCTAAGTTTGATGGAATATTGATGATAGATGTTCCAAAAGAAAAAGCACAGTATTTCACCACCTACGAAGAAATGAAGGGTAAAATTAAGGTCGAGTGCGCATATCTGTATGCACCCGAAAGTGAAGCGATGCCTAAGGTTTCGTTAAGTATTCCAAATTGGTAGCCGAAACATTTGCTTTTCACTGCCTGCTTATATAACATAAATCTATAAACTCAAACAAAGGATATTAAATGAGTCTCGTTCCAATCGTACTTGAACAAACCAGCCGTGGCGAAAGAAGTTATGACATTTATTCGCGCCTTCTCAGAGACAGAGTGATTCTTTTGGAGGGTGAAGTTCATGATCAAATGGCTAACCTTATCGTAGCGCAATTGCTCTACCTAGAATCCGAAGATTCTTCTGCTGACATTTCGCTCTATATAAACTCGCCAGGTGGCTCCGTTACTGCTGGCATGGCGATCTACGATGCTATTCAGTTCATCAAGCCTGATGTTTCCACTATCGTGATGGGACAGGCCTGCTCGATGGGATCATTGCTTGCTCAGGCAGGTGCAGCTGGAAAGCGATTTATGCTTCCGAACGCTCGTCACATGATTCACCAACCATCTGGTGGCGCCCGCGGAATGCAAAGTGATATCGAGATTTCTTACAAGGAGATCACCTATCTCAAGAAGCGTTTGACTGAAATCTACGTCGAACATAACTCTGCCGGAAAGACGTATGCAGATTTTGAGCGTGACATGGACCGCGATAAGTTTATGTCTGCCCAAGAAGCTTTGGAATACGGGCTTATCGATAAGATCGTCACTAAGCGCGACTAGCAGGTTGATAATCCTGATTTTCCTAATCACCTAAAGACTAGCGAGAAGAACGAACTGTTCTACGATCCGCTGTCCGCTTTGGTCGTGGAGATTTGGTTCAGCAAGGGTACTAATAGTTATCTGTTTAGGATCTATTGAAATGCTACCGCCGCTATCTGGCGAACAAAAGATGTGGTATATCCTTAAGGGGTATACTATTAACGTGGACGTATTCGGAAATCGGGAGTGGTGTCTAAACGGACAACTTCACCGAGAAGACGGCCCGGCGTGTGAATATGCGAACGGCATTCGGGATTGGTATCTTAACGGGCAACGTCACCGAGAAGACGGCCCGGCGGTTGAATATGCGGATGGAACTCGGTATTGGTATCGCTACGGAGAATACCACCGAGAAGGCGGCCCGGCGGTTGAAGATGCGAACTTCGGTCGGCATTGGTATCTTAACGGGCAACGTCACCGAGAAGGCGGCCCTGCTATTGAATATGCGAACGGCGATCGGCATTGGTATCTTAACGGGCAACGTCACCGAGAAGGCGGCCCTGCTATTGAATATGCGAACGGCGATCGGCATTGGTATCTTAACGGGCAACGTCACCGAGAAGACGGCCCGGCGGTTGAATGGGAGAACGGCAATCGGGCTTGGTATCTAAACGACCAAAACATGACCGAACAAGAACACCGAAAACTCACTCAAAAGAAAATGGCTAATATCGGTTGACTTCGGATATCCATATCTGTATATTCAGAACATAGAGAGCAACGGTGCTCTCGCACACAAACACGAGGAACTTGCAATGTCGTACATCGTCTATCACATCGCTTCGACTCAACTGAGCAAGTCTTACAAAGACGAGACTGGCGCCAAGCGCGGACGCACTTGCATGAACCGTAACGCTGGCAGTGTTCAGTATGCTTATGCGAGCAATGAAGACTATCACAACAAGGTGGTCGGCATGAAGACTGTTCGCAATCTGATGACTGGTAAGGAAATTCAAATCCCGACGAACACTCCCGGATGTTGTGATCCCAGTCGGGAAAGCTATTGGTCGATGTGAGAATCAAAATGACGATGGACAGGGCTCACACTATTCTCATTAAGATGGCTAAGGAACGTTATACCTCTATCTTTGCGGTTCTTGCCGAATTCAACCAATATCAAGTGGACGGTGAATGCAAGCATTTCTGGCCCGATGAAAATACCGCCTGCAACACTCTATTGGGATTGAAGGTAAATGTCTCCTAATGTAAGTGATATGGTCGGCAAAATCTTTACTAAGGTTTACGCTGACGATGATTGTATGGTTTTTGAAAATGCCGAGGAGAGATACACCTTTACGCATGTTCAAGATTGTTGTGAAACTGTCAGAATTGAGGAAATCTGGGGAGATTTGGAAGACCTTGAACTTTGGCCTCTGCTCGTCGCCGCAGAAGTCAACGGCGAATCTCCGGACTATGAAGGAGAATCGTGCACCTGGACCTTCTACAAATTCGCTACCTTTAAGGGATTTGTAGATGTTAGGTGGTTGGGCGCGTCAAACGGGTACTACTCTGAAGGCGTAGACCTTCATCATGAAAAACTTTAATTAGGAAAAATACTATGGAAGCTCTTATCAAGGCTTTGGTTTTGTTTGTTGTCGCTCTTATTCTAGGTATTCTACTTAGTTGGCCCGCGATGATGCTTTGGAACGGATGTCTAGTTCCGGCAGTAACCTTTGCTAAGCCGATCGGCTGGATGCAAGCTTGGGGTCTGATGGTTCTGTTCAGCCTCATGTTCAAGTCTACCAACTACAACTCCAACGATTAAACATGAGTGAGTGCGCGACCAAAATAGAATGTGTTCCGAATGAGGATATCATTCAGTGGTTAGTTAAGCATGTTGGGCCGCGCACTCACTACACTGCAAAAAGCATAGGCGGTAAGGGTTGGAGATTTACGAGGTACGGGGCAACCCCTTGGTATCTTGTATTTGACGACGAAAAACTGTTAGTTTATTTTTTATTGATGAGGTAAAACAATGTATTTTTTGATTTCTTTGGCTATGCATACTTCAATGGGTAGCTACTCTACGTTGGCTAGCTGTAACGCAGCTATTCGTAGCATCTACGAACAGAAACTGGATCCGTATCACATGATGCCTAAGGATCAGGTGAAAGCAGCATTAGACTCGCAAATGATATATCTTGCACCTAAAGAATATATTTGCACCAAACAATAAATTCGGTTGACACCCGTTTCTCAATTAGCTATAAAGAATCACAAGCTGATTGAAGGAGCTGACAGATGACCGACTTTGCTCTCACTTACGAACGTTGCAGCGACGAACGCACCGGCGAGCATAACGGGTTCGTTCGTGCTATTGTGTTTTACGGTGACGTGAAAACTAACCATTGGGGCATTTGTGACATTCTTAAAGGCAAGCATGTCATCGACCTTGAATGCGGTATTCGTGAGCGGGCCGAAGAAGGTCAGTACGAAAATGTGAATCTGGGGCTGTGGTATGAATTCACGACTAAAGAACAGCCCGATTGTATCAACATCTTTGAAGCCGCCGAAGCGGCTATGGTGTAAAAATGGACATGCTCGCTGAAGGCAGTCGCGTCACGATTAAGGTTCGCAACCCGTATTGGGCTTCGCGTGATCGTGTTGCCAAACATATCGTGATCCCGGAGTTTGTCGAATATACGGGCACGATTGTTCGTCAATCCTGGCAGAGTGCAGAAGAAATTGGTATTACTTCTGGCATCCCCCACTTTCCCATGCGGCGTATTCTGCGTGAAAACATTGTTGAGGTGAACGGGGCGGTGACTGACTACGTGCCAGCAAAGTCTGATAAGGTGACCAAAATCGTTCAAGGATCTAAAGGTAGTACATACATTGTCACTACTGAAAATGGTAAATCCACTTGTACATGTCCTGGATTCAGTTTTCGAAAAACTTGTAAGCACGTCGAGTCATGAAGGTTACGCCAGCATATCTCGGTCCAAAAACACTAGATCGAATTTGGTTAACCTGGTTGGAAGAAAACTATCCAAATGCATCGGAGTTGCGCGGTGCCAAAGTTGGATGGAGGCAATCATACGCTCATGCTAATAGAAAATCCAATCAGAATATGAAATTTGAACAGTGGTTATTTAATGAAGGAGCCACTGCAGTGGATTCAAGAACAAGTAGATAACCACGGCGGTCCAATCATCAGGGACTACATCTTTATCAAGTCAAATCCCGTAAAGCATCAGAATGACGATGATGACGAAATTCCATTTTAAGGAAAATGCATGACTGAACAGGAAGCAATGGATAAGTGGTGCCCGCATTCAGCGAAGTATCATTCACATGGCTCATACAACCGAGGTGACTCCGCAGTTACGCCGGCTGGCACACATTGTATAGGTGGACGTTGTATGGCTTGGAGGTGGATTCAGGATGAGCTAGTGGCCTTTGTTGCTAACGGAAAAACCGTTGTAAGCGAGGGTGAACACGGTTATTGCGGTTTGGCTGGACCACTTTAAGGATTGACAATATCCAACCGCTTTGATACAATCAATAATCGACTAAGGAGTATTTCAATGACTATGCATCTACTCGGTCCTGCTTATTCTACGATTTCTTCTAAGAAGCGTAAGAGCAAAGGTGTGACCATTGATGCTAAAGTTGCTACTGACTTTCGTGAACACAACAAGCAACGAAAGCGTTTGGGCCTCAAGGAACGCACTGTAGATGAATATATTGCTTATCGTCAGGGTAAGCTTAAGTACCAACCCAAAATCATTGAAGAACCTCTCTACGCTAAGTCACACATTCGACAAAGTCCTAAGATTCCATCCTACGGCGATCAAGTGGGTTCAGTCGCTGCGAGGACCGAAAATAAGTACACCGGCACGTTGATTACTGGCATCGCAACTATGCATAAATCTAATGCAGTTCCGGTAATCAACAAGAATCAAATGGAAGAAATCGCCCGAATGCGGCGCTGACCTTCTCTACTATTTTTAGTAACTAAATCTTTATTAGCACGGAGTGTTTGTGGCTGACTTTGTTTGGCAAGGAGAACTGCGTGCCCTTCGATTGGCTAAGCAATTGAGCATTGCATTGGGAGTTAAGATTTCACCATGAAAAAAGACCTAGATGAAGAACTGTGCAGGAAGTATCCGTTGATCTTTAAGGATCGGAATGGACCAATGGATCAGACCTCGATGTGCTGGGGATTTGACATTGATGATGGATGGTATCCTATTATCAATATGTTGTGCATATCCATTCAAAATCATATCGATCAGGTTCAACGCGACATAGATTGGACTATCAAGTTTAATGCTGACTTAGAAACCGCAAAAAATAACAATTGGGAAAACTGGGCGGATGTTTGGGGCAAAGAACCTCGAACCATTCCCGATCCGATTGAACAAGTTGTAGCCACGCAAGTCAAAGAAAAGTTTGGTACTCTGCGATTTTATTATTGCGGCGGGGACAATTACATTCGTGGACTAGTTGATATGGCTGAAAACATGTCCGGTGTCATGTGTGAGGTTTGCGGAAGTCCCGGCGATGGCTCCGACGGACCCTGGTTTCGTACTCTCTGTGAGGAACACAGGCATACTGCTTGACACTCAAATACTCCTATGATAATATGTTTAGATTGATAGGAGTATAATAAATGATTAAGATAGCTTTGGCATCGGATCTTCATTTGGAGATCGCGCCCATCACCCTTACCAACACCGACGGGGCCGATGTTCTGATCCTATCCGGCGATATCTGTGTAGCTCACTCACTACATGATCATCCCATCGATAAGCCTGTGCCAGAAGATGCGATGAAGCCTGGCAGAAACCAAGGCGGCGCTGTAAGGTATCGTGAGTTCTTCAAGCATGTGAGTGATGAATATGAGCATGTGGTATATGTGGCGGGCAACCACGAGTTTTATCATGGTCCCTATCCTGATGTTTATGGTTGGCTGCGTGAAGAATTTACGAACTATCCTAACATTCACTTTCTTGACATGGACACCGTTGTAATTGACGATGTTACATTTGTGGGCGGAACACTTTGGTCAAACATGAACAAGCGTGATCCTACTACTATGCATGTCATCGAGGGTATGATGAATGATTTTAGGATCATTCGTAATAGCCGGCGTAACTATGCTAGGTTCAGCCCATTGGATGCTGTGCTGCATCACGAAGCCACACTGAATTACATTCAGGAGGTGGTTGAAAGTGATGCTACTAAGAAGTATGTGGTGGTTGGACACCATGCTCCTACATCGCTTAGCATTCATGAAATGTATAAGAAGGACACCTGGATGAACGGTGGCTACTATAGCGACCTGTCAGAGTTCATCCTAGATCATCCTCAGATAGTCCTGTGGACTTTGGGACATGTTCATAATCCTCATAGTTACTATATGGGTGATACCTTTGTCGTAGCTAACCCTCGAGGTTATGCAGGGCACGAACCAAACGCAGCAAACTTCAAGCTACGATTCATTGATTTGGATAACATGCCGGAGAAGTTTGACGGTGTCAACTGGTCAAGAGATTAAAGTCTGCCTCGGGTCCATTCGGGTCCAGGGCATTCTCTTGCCATAGTAGATTTGATTCCGTTGTTCCACCACTTAGTACCGGCTGCGTGTAAGTTGGGCTTGTTCTTCTTAGGAGATGATAATCTCCCTACGGTATATCCGGCGGGAATGCCATTACCATGAACCATCATTTCATGCTTCCCGTTATTGATCCAAACCTTTCCTCGTTGTCTATCAGTTCCTATTTTGGCACCAAGGTTGTTAAACTGTAATCTACCTGGAACATAACTATCATCTGGTGGTAGTTGCTCAAACACTTGGTTAGTTCCATTGTTCCACCATCTGCGTAGCTTATTTTCCTCAACCATACGGGGAATCCATTTCTTAAAGTTCTCCGTTTTGCTCGTGTCTCCTCCGTCGCCGGTTTCTGGTCTTAGGTTAGCCCATTCATCACTCTTTACAATATTCCAGAGTTCGCTGTAGTAGGAGCCCCAGTAAGTCATTTCTTCTTTAGTAGCACATTCTTTGATGATTTCTGTAGTTAAGTCAGTGCCGTGCTTATCAAGATGGGTTAACCAGCGAGTACCAGAACCACAATAGGTATATGGATCCTTTTCGGTCTTACCAAGATATTGTAAGCCGGTTTTATTGTGGGTCTTCTTGTACAAATAAATAGTCATGCTGATGCTCCTATATAGCGTTAGAGTAGTTGGGATTTCCTAGATCCGCGAACTACATCTTTATTTAGTCCGTTTTTGTTGACTCATCTGCTATTGTTTGTTATATTGCATTCAACTCAAGTTTTTGGAGATTTAACTATGATTATCTGGGAAGCAAAATTAGACGACATCTACGATTGTAAGGTAGTGCGTCTCACTGAAAGTACTGGTAAACTGACTATGACTGATCAGTTTGACCGAATCTTGCTTGACAAGGAAGTTGAGTTAATGTACGGGGCTGTCTTTGGACCTGAGTGGTAAGGATAAATATTATCATGAATGCAGCACTTCTCTTGTTAGCGTTGGTCTGTTTGGGTGCCGGATACTATCTCGGCACTAGATCCGCGCTAACGGCCGAACTCACTAAAAATTTGGATCAGTTTATCAAGAGAAAGTCTTCTTTTCCGTTCTGCATTGCAGAATATGAGTCAGGAAACTATTATCTTTATGATAAAGAAACTAAGGCCTTTTTAGGTCAATCAAGCACAATCGATGGGCTTGCAGCAGAACTGTCAAATACTAGACGGATAAACCTAGCGTTCGTTACTTATCCTACGGACATTGGATCGAGTAAAATATTTTGGTTCATTAACGGAAAGGCAAAATCAGTAAGCAATGAAAGTTAGTCTGGGAAAATTCCTAAAAAACGCTCACCGCAAAATTAGTATCGAAATAGATAAATTCGACACTTGGGGGCTAGATCATACTCTAGCCCTCATTATCCTACCTGCGCTTATACAGCTAAAGCAAACTAAACACGGTGTACCCGGTGAATTTATAGACGAGTCTTGTGAGGATTATTCCAACCAAGCAGTTTTCGATTTCATGAAGGAAGACAAAGATGAAGTCTTTCAAAAAAATTGCGATAAGTGGGAAGAAACACTAGACAAGATGATCTGGTCTTTTCAACAGATCGCATACGAAGATTACGAAGACAAATATCATCATGGTGATCTGTCTCTAGAATGGGAAAAAG